ACTCCGTAGATATTCTGGTTCGATTTGCTCCACCAAAACCCCTTTTCGTTATCTATCCTGGCTCGTAAACCAGCAGCAATGGCTGAATATGGTCTTGATTGCCCGCCTACGTCGCTAGTTGAATAAACACGGGGACGCAACAATTCTACGCGCGCTCCGAAATTTTGCCGACGATTTACAACATTTGCGGGTGTAGCTAAATGCGGAGAGTCAATATATCCAACGCCGCGAAGTTTATTTGCGACCACCTCAATTTGCGCTGCGACCTCATCGCGGGCGCTGTAATCCGGCGCTATAATAATTCGTGGTGTAACTCCGTTAATTTGTGCTGACGTCAACAGCGCGTTAATTCCGGCAATAACATTTTCGTTCATATCAGAGTCGTCGCTACTCTCGGCAACGCGAACGGCAACGATTAGCGCATCTGTCTGATTTAAAATATCAGAAATTGCGGTAGGCAGGGTCCCGTATTTCCCGAGCAGCGCGGCTTTTTTCTGACTGCCTGCAATTAATACTGGTGAATTAATTGGGAATGCATCATCAGTTCCGCCAGATAAATTTGTCGGCGGGAGGCCGAATACTGTGCCGGTGCCAGAATGATCGCCGCCAAATGTTACATTTATCCATTCTCCGTCTGATTTACCCTCTCTGTATCCCTGATTCTGATCATACATTTTGCTGGGAGTCATTCCCAGCTCCGTAATCATCGTTAATTTTTTTGTTCCGTCGGGCAGCGTGCTGTATCCCGGAGTGCATGTTGCGCCATCAACCGTCATATCTACAATTTCAACAACCCATTTATTACCGTCGCTGCCTGGTGATACCGTTGAAAATTCAACGAGATTATCAGCCAGTGATGAACCCCACATTAATGAAGCTCTCGTAGCCTCTGCGACGTTCGTTGCAGTACCAACAATCCCGATAACTGAAATATCTACCGTGCTGATTTCTTTTGTGCCGTCGTCGTATTCTAGCGTGCGGGGGCCGTGCAAAAAATTAGTGCTCATTTATTTTACTCTCCTGATTCGATTATAATTGGAGCCACATATTCAGCAACATCACCAAATTCACCGCAAGCGGCGCGCTCGTATAACTCTCGGCCATATAATGTGGAGTCTGTTTTAGATGCAGTAAATAAAATAGCATTACCGATCCCTTGTATGTCACAGACAATATCAATACTGTTATTCGATGCGCTGGAATAGCGCTGTGTTTTTATATTTGAAAAGTTATCAATTGTTATCATTTGTTTTACGCTATCCTCGTGAAATTAGTTGCAAATTTGCCAGTATAGATATCTTCACCAGCCCCGGAAGATGGCTCATAGCTCTGGGGGATCAGTCCGCACAATTGCCAAATACCAGGCAATGGCTCTCTTCCAAAAGTTAGCGTAAGCGTGGCTTCGCTCATAGAGCCGACACCTCCGGTATATTTCCATTGAATGCATGCAGGGGAAATTATCGAACCTTGTAACTGATCACCAGGTTTATAGTGCATTACAGTAGAGTTATCGAATGTAAATCCAGCATAAACAACTGAGCCGACAGCTGCAAACGCAGGCACCGCCGGTGCAGGGTCATCGTTAGCATCAATTAAATCATCAACGTCTTCTTTGGTGTAATAATTATCAAGATTTACGCCGATATTTTCTCGCGCCGTTTTTTGCGCCACCGTGCCTTTATCTTTAATTTCAGATAAATTTTTACCTATCTGCAAATATCGTTTATCGGCATCTGCCTGGCTCATTCCGCTACTGTTATCAATAACAACGTTAACAGTAGACGTGCTGGACACCGCGAGAGTGTATTTATACGTGATTGAAATCAGCGCGCCGTTGCTGTCCGTAGGTTTTAAAATATCCGGTGAACGTGCAACTGAGTACAGTTCCCCTTTATCTGTTAATATCCCCACCTCGCGGATGGTATAACCGCCGGTTTCCGGCGGTACGTACAGTGTAAAAATGACCTGATTACCGCTATTTTCTGACGATTTAATATCTCCGCGATACGTCTCGTGAATTAATGCCGTTCTGGCCGGGTCTGGTGTTACGTCGTCATTTCCGTTCGCGTCACCAATAACGAATTTATTTAGCACTACCGGCACGCCTGACGCCAGCGCCGCAGCTTCTAATTGCGCGCCACGGTCTGTCAGCACCGCATAAACTTGGCTCGCGTTAGCTTTCAGATTTGATTTTAATTTAGCCATTGGGTCCAATCTCCACTAACAGACTC